GGTTTTGAAACCTCGGTCCTGGTGCTGATAAATCAGTTGACCATTCTATTTCAAGACCATCAATAATTATATGACTTTTTCTATCTACTACTATATTGACACCTTTTGACTCAAATGTCAAGTCACGCTTATTAGGATTATCAAACGTGAGTACATATTCATACCCAGCACATCCTCCACCCTTCACAGCTATTCTCAATGGTATATCTTCAGACAATTCTTCATCCTCGCGAATTCTCTTAAAGTTTCTTGCTGCTATTTGTGTTAGACTAATCATATCATTGTTGCCTGTTCTATAAAGTTTTTTGGGAGATCCTTCTTTCCATCTAATACCCAACAAACTAATGCGTATCGAACTCCCTTTCTAACCGGTTCTACTTTATGTAATAAATTAGAATCAAAAGAGATAACATCTCCTGTTCCTAATTTAAATGTCTTCTTCCATCCTTCTTCATCATTTCTAATTACGAAATCACCTCCTTCAAAATCATCATTTAATACCAATGTATGGGACTGTATTCGATTATGGTCATCATGCCATTCATAAAATTGTCCCGCATTATATTCTGTAAATTGTATACCCAATTCATAATTTTTATATTCTTTATTAGTAATGTTTTTAAAATCTTCTTTCAATTCATCACCATATAAAAAAACAGAGGATGAATTTCTATATTCTAGATCAAAAACACTATTAGCTATGACTGATGGCACCACATCCTTAACATGCTGTGTAATTATATCAAAACATCGCTCTTCATCAAAATACGATCTCCTAATTTGCATGTGCCTTCAATGTTTCTACATATTTCGCTATTGCATGAGTTAATCCATCAGTTTGAGAAATTAAACCATTATCATTGTCTGGACCCCAATCCAAAGTTTGGCTGTTTATAAAAAGTCCTGTATGAGCATAAGGCCAAGGAGGAGTGAAAGGGATAGGATCGCTACGGCGAACCACGCGCCAATGAGTGGGTTGTCCACCAGACAAAACTTGAGAAGAAACCTTTGGTGATCCGTAAGAAAAAATTTGAACATTCTTGCCTCTCTTGTGAAGCCACATTCCTATTATTTGTGCAACGGCTCCACCTAAACTATGACCTGTAACGTGTACTGTATGTTCAAGAGGGTATGTAAGTGTCTGTCCTTGAACAATAGTTCTTCCTGTCGTAGTTGAAGTATCTATAATTTGCATTATAGTTACAGCTGCATCTCTAAATCCTTTATGGAGCCGGATTCCTGTACGTGTATCACTTACCAATCTTACATCAACATCCGATAGTACATTTGCATCATTTGCAGTACCTCTAATAACAATTATTGTTATTCCACTATCTTGTTTTACTTCAAAGGCAACTTCATCTTTTTGATCACCACCACTATCGTAAATTGCTTTACAATACTCTGCGTGTTCAATAAGAGAAGTTAATGAAATTGGTAAATTTGACTTATCACCACTACCTAAATCATTATTTTTGTCTGCTACGTTCTTTGCACATCCACTAAGGACTAGAGCTACCACCATTACGATGATGAACTTCCACTTCATCTTTTTTTCTCCACGCAGTTGCTCCTAATATAGCTCCGAATGATAAGTGAAACATTGCTCCGGCCTGTAATGTTAATGGCATCCATCTACTTGTGTTCAGTTTTATTTCATCACTTTCCATAGCCATGCCTATGTTCCACATCAAAGGAGCAATGAAAAAATCAACCAGACAGATAAACAAATATACTAATGCTGCCCAATCTCTCCAATGTCTGTTAATCGTTTTGTTTATATTCATAAAACATTTTGTACTATAAATACTATTATTGCCGCAGACATTCCCCAAAGAAAACTCATATATGACCACTTGAGAAATTTATACTTACCAAGTGCAAGAACTTTTCCTTGTCCGTAAATATCTCCTGCCATTGCATCATATACTTTATCATCGGTCATCAAAGTTTCTGCATAATCTTCTTTATATTCTTCTATCGATAAATGTGCGAAATGTCCGAAAAACAAAGGATTAAATAAAGGAGAATCCCTATCTATTTCCTTAGATCCTTTCGTTTTAGGATAATCTGTGTTTGGTATAATTGCAAAAATTGCAAATAATAAAGCAAAAAAACTACCAATTGCAAATGTTAGTAGTGGCCATTTCATCGTTTCATTATCTAGGTTTGCAATGGTTATCGAAAACACAATCGATGCAACAGTAATCATAATATTGGCTTTTTGGTCTGCCATTAGACCCAATCTCATTTGATTTCCATGATTAACACGTAAAATATTATCTACTGATGTACGGAATTCTGGTACTTTATTAAAAGGATTTTCAGTAGATTCTCCATTTTCAAGAGTTTCCGCTGATTTGGAAAACGGTGTAACGTGTGACATACTTCCTTATTTTAGTGGTGGTGCGTATAGTAATCCTCCATGAATATATAATTTATTTAATCCCCGATCCAATCCAATCGGAGTATTTATTCCTACATTGCGTTCATATATTTCTTTATAATTTCCAACTTGTTTAATTATATTGTAAGACCAAGTTGCTTTCAATCCAAGTTTAGCTCCAAGATGTGGATGATCTTCTCCATTTTTTTCTCCCATAAATCTTTGGATATATGGGTCTATATGATTCTTAAAACTGTCTATGTTCTTTGAATTTATACCCATTTCTTCTGCAATGAACAGAACATATATTGTCCATCGAACTATATCTGACCATTTCTGATCTCCATACTTAACAACTGGCCCTAGTGGTTCTTTTGAGATAATCTCTGGAAGAATCATGTGACGGCCAGGGTCTTCAAAACTCAATCTGTTTGATGCAAGACCAGACCTATCAGTACCATACATATCACAGTCACCCCTTTTGTATACATTCTTTGTTTTTTCATTAGGTGGTACTGCGACAGGAATATAATTTATTTCATGTAATTCCATAAAGTCTGCAATGTTTTTTGCAGCTGTTCCAGTTCCACTAAAACATATCCTTGCACCTTCCATCTGTTTTGCAGAAGATACTCCAAGAGTTTTTCTTACAATGAATCCCTGACCATCGTAATAGGTTGTAGGTAGGAATTCCAGTTTCTTTGCAACATTCCTTGTATAAGTAAATGTGGTTGCTGCAGAAAGAATATCTATAGAACCATCTACCAAAAATTCAAATCGTGTCCTTCCATTGACTATAGTAAATTCGATTGCATCTGCATCACCAAACATTGCGGCCGCAATAGCACGACATATATCAATATCAAAACCTTCCCATCTGCTACCATCTTCACTATTCCATGAGTTCTGAGAGAAGCCAGGAAACTCATCATTGGTTCCACATAAGATATATCCTCTTTTCTTCACCCGATCAAATGTTGAACTATATGTAGGATTATATTCTTCTTTTATAACAACTACTGGTTCTGACTTGTCAGTAGGATTTCCTTCAGCAGAAGACATTGCCATCATCCAAAATGCCCAAATTAAAGATATAACAACTTTACCTATCATAATCATTGTAATGTCCGATATATTGCTAACAATTCCTCATCTGCAATCGGGGCGGTCATAGTATAATATCTCTGATGGCCAACCGACATGAATGCTTTGATGTCAGAAAAACTAGGATATTTCATTAAGAGATTGTGAAGAAGATAATCTGGACTTAAATGACATGATGCACATTGATTATCTTTTGCGAATACTCTAGTTGCTTTTTTGAATCGTTCAGATTGTACCAATACAGAGTTTAGGTCTTTTTCCATCCATGTGACCTTTTCATCTATAGAAGGAATAATAAAAAACATCATATATACCAATAATCCAATAATTATGTAAATCCATAATTTGCTTGTAGCTACTATATCTTTAGTTTGTATTTCTATTTCTTTTACAGGTTCCAACTCTACAAATTTTTCTTCATATTCTTTCTTTTTTTGTTCAGCCATAATTACCTCACTTCTTTCCTGCTTCGTTTAACTTCTTGGTTATTTGTTGTTGAAACCATTTAAGAACAATTGGTATGCTCACGTTAGAGGTTAAACCAAAAAGATAACCGATAGGATACCGATAACTTTCATATTCTTTTAATTGTGGAATATTCGTAAATACAATCGTTATAAGCATATAACCTGTTATAGACATTCCCATATTGATAAAAAGATCTAACAATATCAACCATTTGTTTGTATATTTTTCTTTATTGTCTGTCCTGTAATTGAACAAGAATATAAAAAATGATGAAAATAATACCAATCCCATCATTATAAGTTCAGACATATTAAATAATTCGTTCATTCAGCCCTCATTTGTAACCTATTTCTTTTAATTGTTTAATTGTATTACTGGCACTTGTATGACGGACTCCAATTCCACGTGCTTTTTTAAATGCTTGTATGTTTTTTATATGATCATCAATGAGTAAATTGGGTCTACCATCTCTACCATCCATTGCAAAATTTGCTTTATTTACTCTCTGTACAGGATACATTTTATCCGCACTAACTCCAAACCACCTTTTCATAAATCGAGTTTTATCTTCGGCCGCACGTGCTGAAATCGGACCTCTACCAGATCTAGGAATCGCAGTCAAGATAAATGGATCATATTTTCCAATAAA